AGGCGGTCCAGTCGGCACATCAACAGCAACTCCTGCAGGATCAAATATGCCAGGTGGTGCACCTCCAGCCGCAGGTGGAAATGGCGCACCAGGTGGTAGTGTGATTGGTGTTGTTAAGGGTGCTATGGCTGAATATGGAATTAAGAATCCATATACTCAAGCAGCGCTGCTCGCAAACATTGAAAAAGAATCTGGATTCAAACCAAAATCTGAAAATCTAAACTATACATCTATTGAAAGAATCAGAACAGTATTCACTCGACTTAAAAAGTATTCTGACGAAGAATTACAAGCAAAGGCAGTAAAAAACCCAGAGGGAATGGCTGAACTTGTTTATGGAATGAATGATAAAATTGGTCAAAGCATGGGAAACAAGGAGCCTGGAGATGGATGGAAGTATCGCGGTCGTGGATTCATTCAAATTACTGGCAAGAACAATTACGCCAGATATGGAAAAATGATTGGTGTAGATCTGATCGGCAATCCTGATCAAGCAAACGATCCATCAATTGCTGCTAAACTTGCTGCAGCATTCGTTATGACTGGTTTAAAAGGCAAACAAGATTTTCCAGATCAAAAATCAGCCAATCGTGCAGTCACTCAAACAATTGGTGGTGGTGGATTAGGTCTTGATAAAGGTTATGGTGCTGAGATTCTCGCCAAAGTTGACAAGTATTCAACAAAATATACACCTGCAGGTGGCACAGGTCAGCCATCACAAGGCGGTCCAATGTATGCTGCAGCAGGTGGTGTTGCTTCTGGTCCGCAATCTGGATATCCCGCAACTCTACACGGCACTGAAGCCATTGTTCCACTTGATGGTCAATCATATCAATCTAAACAAGCAGTGACTGCAGTGAGTAAGGCAGTTTCTGGTGATCAACTATCACAACAAAGTGCAGATAATTCGATGGCATCAACTGGTCCAAGTGTTGTGCCAGTACCAGTTCCAGGCGGTGGTGGTGGTGGCGACAAACAAGCAGCACCACCACAAAAATCAGATAACTCTGTAAAGGCTGATGTTCGTTTTGCTGACGATACATTTAATCGCGCAATATCAAAAGATTTCGCTCACCCAACAGCATTTACTTCAGTTGGGTTTGCCTGAAAAAAAGGGGGACTGTTTCCAGTCCCCCCAAACTTCAACTTAAACGCACTCCGTGCTTATTGAAGAAGTTTATTACTCAGCAGCAAGTTTCTCGAAGAATGCCATATCGTCATCATCGACGGTGACATTTTCTGCAGTAACTTTCTTGGCAGGAGCAGAGCGAATGACAGGAGCCGATGCTTCCTCATCATCAACACGCTTTGCGGTTGCGCCAGCAGCACCACCAGCACCAAGAACCTTATCCAACTTCGCCTTGAGTTCATCATAGGACTTGAAGTTATCAGGCTTCAAGAAATCCTTGAGTGAATGTGCCGACTTCCAGACCTTTTCGATCTGCGCGTCGTCGCCATTGAACAATGCAGCAGGAGATTCAAACTCCGACTTGTCATAGTTGCGATAGCCTTCGACATTACGAATCTTGATCTTGAAGTTTGCACCCTTCCAGAAGTCAAACGGATTCATTGGAGTCTCATCAGCAAACTGCGGCTCGAGTTGCTCCTTGATCTTGTCGAAAATCTTCTTTCCGAACTTGAACAAGAACACCTTACCTTCATTTTGCGGACGCTTTGCGTCAGAGATCACAAGAATGTTTGCAATGTAGGTCAACTTGCGCTTCTGCTTACGAGCAATTTCCTTATTTGCTTCGATACCTGAGTTCCACAGAACAGTGTTGTGCTCAGAAACAGGGTCAGTTTTGCCAAGAGTTGTGAGAGAATTCTCAATGTACCAACCACCTGGACCTTGGAATCCGTGCGACCAGATTTGAACCCAAGGAAGACCATCTTCACCGTCGACTGCTGGAGTATCGAGGAATCGGACAACTGCGTATCCGTTGCCAGCGGCATCGACCTCTGGTTGCCAAAAACGATCATCAACATTTTTGCCGCCAGTGTTACCTGCTGAAGATGCTTCAACTGCCTTCTTCAATTTGTCAAGGGACGAACCCTTCTTAAGACTTGATAGACTCATTTATATTCTCCGTATAGCGTTGTATTAATGTATATCGACTTGTCCACTTTTTCATCATCACAATACCATTATATAGTATTTCAGTCAGCAAGTAAAGTTTCTTTTGTCAAGATCTTGTACTTGTCGACATTCACATTCAAGAAAGAACCATATTTGCGAATCTTTCTTGACACTTTGGGATAGATGATATCATCTGAAATCTTCTTGTCCCAAATTCGAATAAAGTCGAAGATGTTATTGAGAATAACCATCGTCTCAATCGTCACTTCGTTTTGCATGAACAACACTAACAATTTTGGAAATTGCCCATCATCGACTTTAAATAATTCATTAAATGTTTCTTTTGTAGCAATCTTTTGCAGATCTTCTGCATAGATCTTGCTCATCGAATCCGTGGTTCGTTTCCATTCTCGATAAGTTTGCTCAGCCTCCTCTTCAAGAAGACTTTTGGTCCAATTATCGTCACTGTGTACAAAATTAGCAACCAGAAATGGAACCATCTCATCGTCCCGATACTTGCGCGCGAGACGATGGAATAGAAATTTGTCACGACGCTTTTGAAATGCATCTATTGATACTCTTGTTTTACCATCATAGTGAAAGAAGTTATATTGCTCAGAACTAAAATGCAGTTTGATGGCTTGATAGGTGCAATATAGATCGTATCCGTTCATAACGGAAGTCTACTACCTCGTGGCAAAAACCTTAACTCCATTGCTTCGCCTTCAATGATGCTCTTGAGAGATTCATTGATAAGTGTTGCAGCGATTTCAATCTCAAGATTGTTTCTTTCACAATATGTTGCGACTGCATCCATATGATCAATCTTTTCTTTCAAAGCCATCTCCATAATCATTATAGAGAAGTTATTCTTTTCTTCGCGACTTGCCATATTAGATCTCATATGCACTCAAGGAATTATTCAGTTGCTGAGTGACGCGAACAAATGTTGCACGCTTACTCAATTCCTTCAACTCACTTGCTCCAACATAAGTACATGCCGAACGCAGACCACCAAGAATATCCTGCAGTGTTCTACTCACCTCACCACGATATGGAATCTCAACTGTCTTGCCTTCACTGGCTCGATAGTTAGCCACACCACCATTATGTAAGTCCATGGCTGTTTCTGAACTCATACCATAGAATTGATTTCCGCCAATAGCAGAAGCACCGCCTTCTTTATGACCAGCCAGCATTCCACCAAGCATCACAAAATCGGCTCCCGCAGCAAATGCTTTCACAATGTCTCCAGGAACGGAACACCCTCCGTCCGCTATAATATGACCCTGAAGACCATGAGCAGCGTCAGCGCATTCAATAATTGCACTCAACTGCGGGTAGCCGATGCCTGTCATCTTCCGTGTTGTACAGACAGATCCAGGACCAATACCAACTTTCACGATGTCAACACCTGCGAGAATCAATTCCTCAGTCATCTCTGGTGTGACAACATTACCTGCCATCAATATCACATCAGGATACCACTCACGAAATTCTCTGATAAAATCAACAAACGATTGAGTATAACCATTGGCAACATCAATACAAACTTTTATAGATGGATTTTTGACATTGCTATAGACAAATGCAAATTTATCGCGATCATCATTTGAGATTCCCAGAGAATAAATGCTGCTGCTCATTTTTTTCGAGAAATGTTCAACTAATTGTTCGGCTGTGTAGTGTTTGGTAACTGCAACCATACACTTATGCTTATTGAACTCATCATCCATCTCAAGAGTGCCAACTCCATCCATGTTTGCTGCAATAATCGGAACACCTTTCCAACTATTACCACTTCTAAAAGTAAATGTTCTTTCGAGATTTACTTGGCTTCTTGATGATAATGTAGAACGCTTCGGAGTAATCAGGACATCTTTATAGTCCAGTTTCACATCTTCAATGATTCTCATAGAACCTCAATGATAAAATATATGATTGCCAATTTTGCGAATCAATCTCTTTTGCTCAGCCCATGCTGGATCAACGTATGTCGCATGGAAAAACTTTGCAGTTCCAATTATACCGTAATGGTGTTTGGAAATCAATATATTCTCAGCAATCTTGATAGAGTCTTTCCAGGCTTCGCTGTTTCTGTAAACTTTTTTCTTGCCTTCGCAGACCCAAGAAAACTGACAAGTGCCTTTGGTGCGTTGATGCACAACACCGCAAACAGTACGAGGATATTGTTTACTCTTGACGCGATTCATGGTGACTTCAGCAACAGCAATCTTGCCAGCGCGAGGCTCACCACCTGCTTCGAAATAGATGTTGCGCGCAAGGCACTCAACTTCTTTCAAGACTAATTGCTTCTTTTCATAAGAAAGATTTAGAAACTCAACTTTGTGATTTAGAGTTTCGAGTTCTGATTGTAACAGCATATTTGCTGTTTGCTGCGCATCTAGTTTATCTTGCACCCTGTTGACCATACTAAATGGTACATATAGCGTGAAGAATAACAATGCAAACAGCCCACCCCATCTACAGAACAAATCGTGATTGCGATCAAAATATTTTTCTACATTACAAAGTATATCTACTGCATTCATGTTTAGGTCTCCATTATTGCAGTGGAAAGAAAAGGGTGGTGGTTCGCACCACCACCCCAGACCTTTCTGTTACCGAGCGGTCAACTCTGGTATTCTTATACTGCAATTAAGCAGCAAGAGCCATGTCGTAAACATCATCGTTTGCGTTTACTAGTTTTGCGCTGATTAAGTCAGTCGCCTCACTGGTTGCTGTCAGGTTATTACTTGCCCTGTCGAAGCCATTTCTTCCCCATAGTGGTGGAGAAGGTGGGAGTCGAACCCACGTCCAGAACACCTTTAGTTGTCAGTTTACAACCATTAGATATTATTTATT